TTAAATAGATGTGGTCTCTTTACTGTAAATTACCGACATGAGCCTTGCATACCATGGCGCTTTAGGACTCCACTTGTAACACGGCATGTCCTTACCATTGTTGTCCTTGTAAATCTGCTGGATGATTTTTAATTCGTCTGGATGACCCAATGTTATTACTTTTTGACCGTCAAAATAATACACTGCACCTTTTCCTTCTACTGTAAATAAACATTTCATCTCTTCTTCTCCTTCCTGTTCGATTCCTGTATTCTGTTTTTTTTGTTCGCTGCATGCAGACGCTCTACTGTCGATTGCCTTTGCAATCAGCCCAGCAATTCCTTTTGTACCTAAATTTCGATATCTGGCCACATCACCTGTGCCAGTGCAGAATAATGTCTCCACGATCATGCCAGGCATATTAGATGCATTCAGATCATGGTATCCCGAACTGTACTTTACACCACGGTTAGCAAATCCTTTATTTGCGAAATTCTGGCAGATGTTACTTGCGATCGTATTCATGGTCTGGTTGGATGCATCGTATAACCACACCTCTGTGCCGCCAGCTGACGCCGCTCCTGCCGCATTCATGTGCAAGGTGACATAGATATCGCATCCCGCTCCATTCGCCTTATTTGTGCCGTCAGACAGCTCACCAGACACATTGGATGCGTTGGAGTTACAATCAATCACAGTGTGTCCGACAGCCTGCAACATCGGTACAAGTTCGTTGTAGATCTTCCGCACTTCCGCCTGTTCATCGATCAGACCGATTGCACCTTTACAATTCGGGGAATGCCCTCCCCTTAAGCCAATTTTCATTCTTTCTCTTCCTCCTGCTCTTCCGTTTCAAATGCTTTTTCCAGTTCCTCTACGGATACTCTGCCAAATTCGTTCTGTTCGCTCATGTTCTCACCTCCTACCGTGCGATGTCGCACAACAAAAGAGAGCCTGTTTCCAAGCTCTCCTGAATCTATTTATATGTAAGTGCCCTCTCCGAATCTCCTGTTCCAGGTGTTGTTGGGTCTACCACTACACCGAGGATCGCCAGCACTGCAAAGAGCGCATTGATTACGGTTAATAGCTTATCACCAAGGTCTCCAAGGTTGATGTTAAGCCCAAACACTGCCGCAATTGCCTGTATCAACAGTAAGATTGCCGGGATCAGTGCAACCCAGAATGCCTTGTTTTTAATTCTTACAATCCAGTTAATCTTCTTCATTTTTCATTCTCCTTTACAGATACATCGCTACTATTCCACCAATCACAGCTCCGATCAGTGCGGTTACTACTACGTCCCACCGTTTAGCCGGTGTCTGCTCAAGATGCGTCACCTTTGCGGTCAACTGCACAAGGGTCTGGTTCATAAATCCAACCTCCTTGGTCAACCCTACCATTTCTTGCGCCAGTTGATGTACCACATTCACAACGTCCTCTGCTTCTTTCATTCGGTGTTTTAATGAGCCGATTTCTTTTCCGTGCTCTGCAAGTTTCACTTCTACTTCATTTTCTGTCATGTTTTCCCTCCGGTTTTTAAAGTATAAAAATAAGACCATCACGGTCTTGCTCTAATCTCCATATTCGTTCCTTTAGTCTTCCGTAATCCATGTGGTAGACAAATGTCGCTCTGTCCAATTTGGATTATTGACATAGATTGTAATTCCACCGTCTTTTCCAATTAGATATCGACCGGTCCCAAAGATCGAGGAGCCAGACACCTCGCTGTAAGGTGCGTAAATGTCAAACACCGGGCGATACCCAACCGGAATTCTGACTTCATCGAATGCCCCAAATCCTCCGCTGTTCGGAAATTGTGCAAGCATTGTGATCTTGCATGTTACCAGACATCCTCTTCTTTTTAATTCCACACGGATGTTATTTGCCGAGTTTGCACTTGTATATGGACCTTTCACGGTACCGGAATCGTAAGAGATAGATTTTGTAAGCTGCTTAATTGTCCTAATAAGCCATATGCTATCTCCATTTATGTTTGTCACCGAAAAGTCACGCATCTCCTCATCTCCGCGAATAGAGCATACCATAGATCCATTCGCGATATCATCTGCCATGCTACTGCCGCCGGAATAAAATTCTAATCCAGAGTAGTTTAATCGACTCCCCCAGTACCTAGACGCTGTAAACGATCTTACCATGTCAATATTCTCTTTTTTTACAAAAACGGAAATTGTACCGTCACTGCTTTTAGACACGATCTCTCCGGTGTCTACATTTATGTAAAAGTGTCCACCCTTACTCTTAATAAGTCCGGCTGTTACAGTTCCAAGGTTGGCAACAATCGCACTGAGCGTTTGCACGTCCAGATTCTCGACTGCGATATAATGGATCACCCACCTACTTCCATCCCACCGCTTGATCGGCTGACCGGATGCCGTTTGCCATAACTGGCCAACTTTAGGATTTGACGGAGCCGTAGAAGATACAATTATGCCACTTGGTCCTGTTGCTCCTGTAGCACCTGTCGCTCCCTTATCACCATATACTCCGATGATACATGGTGCTGATTGATACGTGCTACCATTTGTATAGGTAACAACTTCATAATTCCACAGATATTTTTTTGACGCCGTTATTGCTTGTACAGTTGTAGTCCATCCTGATGTGGACGCCGACACACCGCTTCCGCTTGCCGTTGCAAGATAATAATTCGTGATAGACTTTATTCCGTTTCCAGTTACCCCTTGTGGTCCCGTTGCACCAGTTGCCCCCTGCGGTCCTTTCGGGCCAGTCGCTCCTTGTGGCCCCTGGGGACCTGTTGCACCTGCATTTCCTTGAGGTCCTTGCGGACCAGTAGCTCCTGTTGTTCCTTTGTCTCCGTATATCCCGATTATTTTTGGCGTAGTGGTCGCTGTGGTATTATCTGTAAACGTAAATTTTTCATAGTTCCACAAGTATTTATTTGTTGCTGTCATCGTCGGAACTGATGTACTCCAACCGCTTGACGCTGTTGTAATTCCTGTTTTTGCGGAAGAAATCAAATAATATTCTGTAATAGTTTTTATCCCTCTTCCAGATGACCCCGCAGGCCCTTGTGGTCCATTATCACCTTGAGGTCCCGTTGCTCCCTGTGCGCCCTGTTTCGATTTCGAAACCGTAAACCGTCTTGTGATAGAATTTCCGTTGTATGTTACTTTAATGTCAACCCATCCGTTATCCGTAGATAGAGCGGATACCTTGTAAGTATGTGTACTTAAATCCCATGTACCAGCAATTCCGGAAGATTTTGTTACGGTGTAAGTAGCGACTTTTGAAACGTCCTGTGTGCCGTTGTAAACCTGCACTTTTGTAGAGCAATCTACAAAGTTTCCACCGTTTCCGTTTGTGTCTGTTGCTACTGTTTGGGAATCGTTGGACAATGTTACTACTAAAGTTTCTATGTCCTCTGGAGCCGGTGTCCATGCTGTTGATTTATTACCTTCTTCTAGCTGTAGATTTCGATATTCGATCGTAGATCCGACAGTTGAATTACTCCAATCAAATAAGAATAGCGAACGAGTTGCCGTAACGTTTGCAACCTCTTTAACAGAAGCCACACCGGAAACCCTTGTCCATTTTCCTACTTCTAAACCATTAATGCCAATAAAGTTACTAAAAATACTACTATTATGACTGGTATCCCTAAAATCAACCTTCGTACACAGATTGGTAAACGAACCGGTTATTTTAACATCGAGTGAGAACGCAAATTCAGTCCCTACACGTTTCGACAGTTCCGTTACCGGGGTTGTATAAAAACCTTCAATCCATCCATAAGCGTTACCTATACCTGTGGCTTTCGTAGTAATTGTCGCACCTGGAGTAGTTGTTGATGAATGGTCTGTCCCAGTACAAACAATCCCGTTTTTACTATTTTTCAGTATGTTTCTACCACCGATTTTCAAATTATCCACATCCGTAAGCACAACAACACTCTGTGTATCCAAAGCATTTATAGTCCCGCCTGCGCCGTAAAGCGTGCAACGGAGTATTTTCGCAGTTGCAGTCGGTGTATACTCCTTTGCACTTTCATTCGCAGATGAGGTGTATTTCACGGAGTATGATGTTCCGTTGGTTGACTCTTCGATTTTAAACCTACCATTATATGGTGTCCTTGTCGCACTGTCTCCATCTCGATAAAACGACCGGAATGTTATTTTAGATGGTGTTAAAGCTCCGTCTGCACCTTTTTTAATAGCGGTATCGGACGCTTCCAGGATGTAGCTCCTTGAGTTTGTTCCGTCTTTTCCATTTTCGCCTTTGATTTTTGTCCATGCGTATTTCGTCGGGTCTGTAGAATCCGCTTGCGTGAAATCTGTATACTGTCCAATATAAAACTTCCCAGCGCTATTCGAAACATCAAACCCTGTCTTTCCATCAGCGCTGTTTGCGTAGGCGATATGTAAATAACTTGTTTTCCCATCTGCACCATTCTTACCAGCAATTCCCTGATCTCCTTTTACGCCTTGCGATCCTTTAAACTGCGACCAGGTATATCTTGCAGGATCTGTAGAATCTTCCTGTACAAAGTCCACATAAGTTCCAATATAAGCAGACGGCGTCTCTGTCATCTGACTGAACGTTGTCGGCTTTGCCACAGAAGAATACTTGATGTGGAAATAACTGGTCTTTCCATTCGCACCAGCTGTTCCAGGAATCCCCTGTTCGCCTTTTTCTCCTTGCAGCCCTTGTAGCCCACGTTCCCCCTGTTCTCCTTTAATCTTCGCCCACTTATAAGATCCAACACTTGCAGGATCGGACTGATTGTAATCCACACAAGTACCGATATACGTTCCCACATCTTCTCCGCTGTTTCCGGTAAACGTTTTTCCTCCATCATTAGAATATTTAATGTGAAGATAGCTTGTCTTGCCGTTTGCGCCATTTGTCCCAGGAATCCCCTGCGTTCCCTGTGGCCCTTGGAGTCCTTGGAAGCGTGACCAGGTATATTTCTTTGGATCCGTGCTATCCGCTTGAGCAGAATCTACGTAAGTACCAATGTATGTAGACGGCGTTTCCGTCATCTGGCTACTTGATGTAGGATTCGCAACTGAGGAATACTTGATGTGAAAATAGGTGGACTGTCCGGCTGGTCCCTGCGGTCCAGTAGCACCTGTATTTCCTTGAGGTCCCTGTATTCCCTGTTCACCTTTAGGACCTTGTATTCCCTGCAAACCCGGGACTCCCTGAGGACCACGTTCCCCCTGTTCGCCTTTTATTTTTGTCCATGTATACTTCGTAGCATCTGTACTATCTGCCTGTGTATAATCCGTGTACTGTCCGATATAGAGCTTATTTGTACCATCCGTGGTGGAAAATCCCATCTTGCCATCTGCACTGTTTGCGTAGGCGATATGTAGATACGGGGTCTTTCCATCAGCTCCCGGCTTTCCGGGTGTTCCGATCGCCCCGTCTGTGCCTTTGATCTTACTCCATGCGTATTTTGTCGGGTCTGCGCTGTCATTTTGCGCAAAATCAACATACATTCCGATATATTCCCTATTACTGTCGGACACGGAAAAATCTGTCCTGCCGTCTGCGCTGTTCGCATAGGCGATGTGGGTGTACTGTGTTTTTCCGTCCTTCCCATCTTTTCCCGGGATTCCCTGATCCCCTTTAGGACCCTGTATACCATCCAATCCCGGAGCGCCTTGTGGACCCGGAGGTCCCTGTTCGCCTTGCTCTCCTTTCTCACCTTGCGGACCCTGTTCCCCGTCTTTTCCGTCCTCTCCATCCATTAAATCTGCAATCGTAACCTCGTAATACCCACGTTTTATCCCATTTTCCATAGCCTCAAACGAGTACACCGCCTTTGTATCCACGTCAGTAGCATTTACCGTAACACTCTTACCAACATAAAACTCTGTGCCATCTTTGCTCCACCGGAATTGTAGCTTGTCTGCCACGTCCACGCCGTTATCGTAAGCGTAAGCTGTCAGAGTAGTGCTACCAATGCCATTTTTAAAGATGATGCCATTGTTGGTGGAGATGGAACAAGTGTAGACCTTATTTTTGTTGATAAGATCTTCCATCCTCTGCAACAAGCTATCCGAAATTTCGGATGTAAGCTCTTTGTAGTTTGTAAATACCGTCTTTGCAGTTTTTGGATTGGTAAGACTGCGCACCTGTTCGGACACTCTTGCCTGTAGATAAAGGACTGGTGTCCACTCCTGATCCTGCATCCTTACCGTATCCCCGATGTTGGTGTCAAAATATCCGTCCACCTCGTAAGTCACCACCGGTTCAGATGCTGTTTTAAGATCAGACAGAGCCATGCTATAGAGCTTGTCCTTGCTGTCTGTATCGTACTCTTTACGCATCAGGATATAAGCATCAGCCTTATTTACGATGTTGGATGGGAACCGGTCTCTTGCCTGTGGTGCCCGGATGATTGCGCCGTCTGTAAAGTACTCGATATTCCCGTTCTCATCGTATTCTTTTTTGTCCAGTCCATTGATCGTCAGCCCGTCTTTCCCGGTCGGCTGGATGCAGGTGTAAAGCTTCTCGGCATCTGTGGTTTTTCGAATTCCGGTAATTCCTTTCCCGTACCGCAGTACAATGTCATTCCGGTATTCTCCGACTCCGCTGTCTGTATCGGAGTGTTTCCGATATACATTCAGCACAATCTCTTTTAAGGAGTAATCGCTGTTAAGCACTGTCTCAAACTCGATCTCCGCAGAAAATACATTAGCCAAGGAAAACAGCCTTTTCAGTATGGATGTTGTGCCTGTCCACTCGTTGGTAATCCTCTTGTCTGATACCTCGTTAAGCCCCAATTTCAGTGTTCTTTCCGCGTCAAATATGGCAAGGTACTCTTCAAAACTCATCGCCTGTCCTGCCTTGTATTCCCCTGCATCCTCGTTGATTAGCTCAAAAGATAACGACCATGCCGTAGCCGTGATTGTCTCCTCTGTTTGCTCAGTGTTTACGATGTTTAGATAGTAGGATTTCCCTTTGTGTATAAACGCCACCTTATTCCCGGCGGTAACATTCTCTGCATCCTGATGCTTTGCGGACACCGTAAAGGTGTAAGTATTGGCAGTCCCCTGTAAGTACTCATGTAGCTCGTCATCCCAGTAGTGCATGGACTTCTTGTGCTGATTGTCCATAAACGCTACTGGTGTGTTATTCGCGCTTAAAATCGCGATCCTGATGTTATCCACTATAAATACACCTCCCGTATTTTCGCTTTAATCTGTGGCGGTGGAGAAGAAAAGGAAGAATAGCAGAACTGCACTTCTGTTGTTCCGGGTGGCACTTTAAAATAGTCCGTCCCCGTAATCTCATCTCCCTTAGCCACCATCCCATTAACGTAGACCTTCGTACTCTCCCCGTCTATAGACACCACATCTCCGGCACGGTACCGGTTCGGCACATCCTTATACTTATCGACATTGTCTTTCCGGAATCGGATGCTTTTTAAATAGTTGTGCGTGACGTACTGGTTTGATAGATTTCGGTCTCCCCACTGCCCGATCCAGATCTGGATTTTTTCGCATTCCATATCCTTTATTTCCGGTATGTTTCTCTCCATATAGCTTCCATACCAGAAAATCCGCAGCTTTTCTCCCTCTTTTAAAAAGTCATTATGGCATCCCATTTTTAGGTTAAACGGATTGCCCTCGTAGGCTGTCGGCTGGAATTCCTCTCGTCTGATTAAGGTGTTCCCTGGGGCAAACCACTCGATACGCGCCGTATTACCTGTGGCATCACTTTTGTTAATAGACATGGCGCATATCACCTTGTTATCTCCAGTCAGGAATGCAATGGTCTGCGCTCCAGTCTGTCCCATCAAACCTGTCTCGAACCAGTGCTGGGTGTAACAGTAAAAGTTCTTCGCTCCACGTCTGCCCTCGCTGTCCACCGGGATAGTAAGCGTTCTCATTCCGCCGTTCCAGTACCCGGATGTGGATTGTCCACCTTTTAATGCCATGACGTTATATCCGGCAACATTCCGTACTTCCAACGTTCCTTGCGTTGTGTTTTCCGGATTCTGATAAGAGGTGCCATGATCATCTTGAAACAAGCCGTAACCGTTAAACAGTTCTTCGGACGCTTCGTAGTTCTCTCCGTCCGCCTCTTCCTGTTTTCCGAGCTGGATCACTCCATACTGGCTCACAAGTCCGATAAATCCGTTTTCGTGTTGGTGCGTGATCTCGTAGTCCACGTCTGCCCATTCGGTGCCGTTGTTTTGGATGGTAATGGTCTGGTAGCCGTTATTCTGGACGCCATAGAAGTCGAATTCTGCGGTGGAGTATGCTACACCGTCAGGGATTAGCCATGTGATCGTGCCGGTGCTGTGCATATCATCCTCTCCCAGTACCGGTTCCCCATCCACGATTGCTTCATAGTAAATGCTTGGTTCGTCAGAAAAAATCAGTCTCTTTGGTTCTTTACTATACAGAATTTCTGACATTTTTCTGCGGAACTCACTGAGTTCCCTTGCCGTAGAGTTTGAAATACGAAACTCCATTACAATCTGTTTTGGAGAGTACGTGGAATGCGTAAACTCTCCTCCATTTACATTTTCAATGCTCCTTGTATTATTTGTGATGGAAGGTGATAAGTTCCGGTCAAGTCTTGTAATCTTAACCGGAATATCCACGCCTCCATAGGTTGCTTTAAGCAAGCCCAACTCTCTCACCTCCTAATAGTTTCTCGAAATCATCCATCTTTTTTATCATCGGTCTTGCATATCCAACCGTCTGCTGTGCGACAACTCTTCCGTCCAGCGTCGTTGTCAGATTGATATTTAGATTAATATCCTTTTCGCCCATAATCTCCAAGATTGATTCCTTAATATAACCTTTTAGCGATCGCAGTGGTGTGATCGCTTCTGCTTCTCTTTCCGCAGCCCCTCCGATTCCTCCGGACGGCATCTGGAATAATGCTGGTTTGGTAAGGATTCCACCATCTTTAAACCATTTCACGTCCAACATCGGCAGACTCGGTAATAGATCGGACAAATTGATATCTCCAATACCATCCTCGTACCCAACTCCACGATAAGCAGCCGCAAGGCTTCCGTACGTAGACACTGCGTATCGAATGGATGCAAGCATATTAGATAGTGGATCGTAGATGTTTTTATCGTATCCGGGCATTGCATAGGCTCTAAATGTCGGGTCAATAACCTGCATGAGTCCCTTAGATGGCGTCCCATTAATCGCGTTGATATCCCAGTTGTTAATCGCATTCGGATTTCCGCCGGATTCTGTCTGCATCTGGTATAACAGACGTTCCAAGTTCGCTTCGGAATACTGTCCAGTCATCTGTAATGCCCTTGTGGCTAACGTTCTCCACTGCTCTACTCCTGCACTTGGATTGTAGTTTACATGTGACTGAGTATCAAATATCCCTTTTACAAAACCAACAACGCTATCAAATACTGTATTGACAGCACCTTTTGCAACGGATATCCACGGTTCAAACGCTCCCGTTAAATCCGTAAATTTATCAATTGCAATCTGCACGATCTTACTTGGATGTGTGATGTAATCCCATACATTTCCCGTAAAGTCTTTTACCGTACTCCATATCCCACCGAAAAAGTCGCCGATTCCACTTGCAAAGTGCGGAAGTTCTTCCAGAAAACTCTTTGTTTGGTTGGCTGGCATGATTTTCGTTCCCTTTTCCAATGGCAGGACTACGTCACGCCCCTCTGGAATAAATGGTTTTCCATGTGGCGGAACGATCATTTCCTTGTATGTAGAGCCTTTCTGGTCGTTTACGATACCAAGTGTGTCTTTTGGGATGCCACCAGTTCCTCTTGCAAACTTCGGGACTTCCCACAATGCAAATTGCTTGTCCGATCCTACTTTATCAAGCACCCAGTTTACACCATTAATTACGCCATTTACTGCTCCACCTATTGGTTTCACAATTGCGTTCGCAATCCCTTTCACGATTCCTCCAAGAGTATCCTTGAGATTGTTAAATCCGTCTTTAATAAACTTCCAAACAGAAGAAAAAGCGTCCATAGCTTTCTCTTTGATCGAATCCCATATTCCACCGAGCGTGCCCTTAATGCTGTTCCAGATTCCGGTTGCAGTATCCTTGATTCCATTCCAGATACCGGAAAAGAAATCCTTAATGCCGTTCCACACTCCCTGGATTTTTTCCGATATAGAGTCCCATAATCCAGACATCCAATCTTTAAATGCATTCCATTTTTCGGACAGCCAGTCTGTGATATCTCCCCAGTTTTTTATTACTGCCACAACTGCTGCAACCACTGCAATAATTCCGGCAATAATTCCGGCTACTGGTAATAGCACTCCTGTCAAGAATGCCATTGCACCTCCAGCCGCTGCTATTCCACCAGCTACAACCGCAAGAATCGGTAGTAAAGCCGAAATCACCATTGCAATCCCACTGATTACGACTATAATAGTCTTGCTTGTTCCAGAAAGACTGCTAAACCACTTTGCAACTTTCTGAATGATAGGAACAAGTGCTTCCAGAATTGGGGCTACTGCTTCTGAAATGGCACTCCCAAACTCAGCCATGGCCAACTTTACGTTATTTAGCGCAACCGTTTCTTCGTCAATCGGGTCTAAGGTATTGCTGAAAGTCGTTTCCACAGTCCCCTGACTGTCTGAGGCAGCGCCTCCTAGGTCGTTCAGGTTTAGAACCCCTCTTTGGATGGCATCTACCATCCTCACAGCACCTTTTGTTCCGAATACCTCGGCGGCGGCGTTTAATGCTTCCGTCTGATCAGTCGCATTCAAAATTTTATCCTGCGTTTCTGCCAAACCGTCAGTGAGTGATTTCCCGTCTTTTGCATAATTTACCGCTGCCTTTGATAAGCTGCTTAATGCGGCAGACCCGTCTACTCCTGCCTGCTCAAACGCCCCCAACAGCTTTACTGAGTCCGAGAAACTCAATCCCAATTCTTGTAGCTGTGGTGCTCCTTCAATCGCTTTCTGAAATAGATCGTCTACAGATACGCCCGTGTCTTGCGCTGTTTTTGCAACATCATCAAGTACGCTGTCTAGATCATCACTCGACATGTGGAATACGCTAATCGCCTGTTTTGCATTTTGCGTTGATGCTACCACATCGGATCCAGTAATTTCCGAAAACTTCAACATTTTTTCAGATGCATGTTGTAATTTTTCATCGGTGAACCCGAACTGCGTATTCATCTCCCCAATTACTTTTCCGATGTTTTCAAGGTTGTCTATCGGAAGGCTGGACGCAATGCTTTTATAGACATTATCCATTCCTTCAGCAAGCTTCCCTGTAGCACCTGTCGCTGTTATGATTGCATCAGATCCGGCATCTACCTCATTAAATGCTTCTTTTGCGTTGTCACTAAACTCTTTTATCTTCTGCCCTGCATCTGCTATGATTTCAGCGGCTTGCATCATGTTTCCTGCAACAATTCCTTTTCCGATACCGTCCAGTGCTTCTCCTACCTCACCTGAATTCTTCTTCATCTCGTTCAGGTCGTTGTTCACTTCATCAATACTCGCCCCGTCATCTACCTTATTCAATGTAGCTTTCATCTTTGACAGGTCAGTTTCTGCCCCAAACGCTTCTTTTCCTATCTTGTTAAGCGCTACTGTCAGATCGTCACTGTTCGCCGTTCCATTTTTTATGGCATTTGTCAGCCTTGTGCCGAGCACGTCCTGAAAATCATCTAGGGACTTTCCGGTTGCTTCAAACAGCGTCTGCAACTGCTTCGTGCTTTCTTTTAGGGATTTCTGCTCAGTCTCCATTCGACTAATCTGCGTGGTGTAAGATTTTAAATCCTGTTCCGTCTTCGCAATTTCCCTCTGAAATTCTCGGTATTCTTCCGCTCCGATGTCACCAGATTTGAACTTCTTTTCTACTTCTCCCTGTGCCTGCTTTAAGGCTTCCAGCTTTTCCTTGGTATTTTCGACCTGTTTACTTAATAACTCCTGTTTCTGTGCAAGCAACTGCGTATTCTTCGGGTCAAATTTTAATAATTTATTTACAGAGCTTAATTCGCTACCAAGACTTTTTGATGTATCTTCCGCGGATTTTAAAGCTTTGCTGAGCGCCATTGTATCCGCACCGAATTTTATTGTGATTCCTTTTATTTTCTTATTCGCCACTCTCTCACCTCTTTAAAAATTATCAAAATCTTCCTGTGTTGCTTTTCTCGCAGTCGTCTTTTCATCTTTTTTCTGATTGTCTATATACTCTTGTACATAGTCCAGACAGTCACCGATTGTCATTTCTTCCATGTCTTCGCTGGTCAGTCCAACCTGTCGGCAAACATAAAAAAAAGACTCATTTGTGAACGGCTCTCCACTTGATGAATCTTTGTCACTTATTTTTTTTTACTTGTCGGCATGGTATCTGTAAGTAAATCTTTTACCTCTCCCATAATCTCATTGAGTGGGAATACTTCGAATCCATCCAACCACTCCAATGGATCAGGAATCGTCCTGTCTGCTGTTTTCGCCATTGTCCAGATGATGTCGTAAAATACTTCCATGTCCATGTGGTCAAGAGAAGCAAAAGAAATATCCTGTATTCCAAAATTCCTTTTCGTTCCTTTTCCAAACACTTTCGCTACTTTCATCAGGTCTGCAAAATAATCTCTTCCAAACTGCGCTTTATATCTCTTCGGCAACGCTGCTGTTGATTTTAATTTCACTTGTTTTTCGTCAATGTAAATTGTTTTTTCCATAACATCCTCCGCTTTTCTATTTGGGCAGATCACTCCGCCCTTTATTTCGCTTTACCTACTTTTGCCTTTCCAATCTTCCCCCTGCCTACCAAGGCGAGGTCTTCAGGGGGTGCTATTCCCCCGATTTTTCATATACTGTTGTATACCAAGAGTTATATGTTGCTTCGTCAACTCCTGCTGCTGTGGATGCTTTAACTAAGTTGTCTGTCGGTCTCGGACTTGCCACAAGCGAAAGTTCTGTTGTGTTCGGTTCTCCGCTATCTTTTGTTGTACTTCCAACAGATGGTCTGTTTACAGAGCAGTAATAAAAGAGGTGTCTTGTCGCCTTGACATCTCCCTGAAATTCGAACATCAGTGCGATATTCGCTACCTGTGCGTCAGAGTTTTCGAGAATCACACCTTTTTCTGTTTTCTCCTCTTTTAACACTTCTGTCCGGAATTCTTCCGGTACTCTTGCAAGCGTAAGTGTACCCTCGTATCCCTGATTATTTGCGTTGGTGTAATAATCAATGTCATCCGCTTTAAACCGGATCAGATCGCCGCTTTTGTCGAATGTGATACTTACCGCCCCCGGTAATCTCTTGGGCGATCCGTATGTGATTTTTCCACTCTCACCCACTGTAACAACAGCGTAATAACAGTTTCTCAAGCCAAATTCCACTTTGTTTTCTTTTTCTGCCATGTTCTTTACCTCCTATATTTCAATTTCATATGCTTTCAAATACATATTTTCAGATTCTAAAAAACTCTCGTACGATTCATACGGGAGTTCATTACTGTTTAATAGTTCCTTTACTTTTTTCTCTAACTGCAAGTCTTTCTGATCTGTGTATACCTCGATCGTGACGGCATATCCCTCGTAATACACGGTGTCATCCGCATAAAATCCGATATCCTCGTCCACATAGTATACGATGTACGGTAATTCTGGTACTTGACCGACTGCAAAACAACGATACGCAATCGGAAGATTGAGTGATTTTAACTTGTCTTTTAATTCTGGCAACGTCATTTTACAGTCTCCTTTCCAGTTCTTCGACATACTCTTTTATGCATTCCTGTTCCACTTCTTCGATATGCGGATATGCTCGTACTTCACCGATTTTTCTCCCACCACGTTTCAACTGGTGTCCTTTTTCCAGTAAATGTGCTATGCGGTATGTTAGAGATTTATTGTACACCGTTATTCCATATTTATCGGTCGTTCTCGTCCAGTTCTTTGCATAAGTACCGCCATTCTTGCTCTTTGGACTATTTTCTCTTAGTTTTTTCGCAGCTTTTCCGGACACTTCCATTGCGACTTTCTGTGTGGTTTCTTTTACTTCTTCTGTGTATTCTTCCATCTGCCGCATGATTTCTCTTGCCAGCCTGTCAGCACTTATACTCTCGCTCATTTTTCAATCCTCTCCGTACAGGTCAGTTCCAACTCTTCCGTGCTGATTGGATACGTCTTAATCACTTTCAATTTCTTTCCGCGAAATCGGATATACCTCTGCCCTTCATATTCATAAGGATGCACGATCAGAATTTCTGAAACTTCCATGTTATTCTGTCCAGCAAGGTAGAATTCATTTCGGGGAACTTTTTCTTTGCAACACCAGATCTCCTGTTCCGTTTCAATCGGTACTTGCTGACCGATCTCATCCTCTTCATACCCATTGGAAGATATCAATATCACTTTCTCATCCCATGTTCGATTCATTTTGCACCGCCTTAATCATCAGGTTGTTTAGTCGAAACCGGATGCTCCTCGGAATCACTCCGTCTTCTGGATGATTGTACTTCCACGTAGCCCAATCCAGCACAAACAGGATGTGGTCATATCTCTCTTCTGTGATGCGAACGCCGTGTACATTTTTGCATTCGTCAAGAATACCATCTATGATCGCATAAAGTACGGAATCCCTACTATCTGTAGAGATTCCAAGTCTGTCTTTTAATAGTTGCAATACAATCACTCTCATAAGCATACTCCTTATGAATTCGCCATGATCCCCTGTTTTTTCATCCCCGCAAGAATCGCATTGATTTTATCTTTCAGGTCAGTTGCTGTTTCTGTGGACAAATCTTCGATCAAAGCCATCTGTTTCACACCGCCGAGCGTTGTTTTATTCGCCGCTGGAAGAGTGTAACTTGGTCCTGCAGGTCCCTGTGCGCCCGGTTCTCCCTTGTCGCCTTTCGGTCCTGCTACTCCTGGATCGCCTTTTGCTCCTGCTGGTCCTGCCGGTCCTGCTGGTCCAACCTGCTCATTCTTCACGCCCTGCTCTAACTTATTCAGTTTCTCTGCTGTAATAACGTCATCATTATTCCATGTAGTTGGTTCGTATGCCATTTTGAATACCTCCATTATACTATTTTGCTTTACCTACTTTTGCCTTGCCTACTTTCCCTCTGCCAACTAAGGCTACATCGTCAGAGGGAACTATTCCCCCTGTGTGTATGTAATGTAGAATCCGGCGTCTGTATCCGTTTTCTTCACATCGTATCTTACAACTCCGGCAAGCAGTTTGCCGTAAATCTGGTTATCTACCCATTCAACGCTTGTCCGTTTGCGGTCGAAGAATGTGCAGAATGATTTCGGATCACCGACAAAACCTTTTAATTCGCCAGCTCCTGCGATCATTTCGTCATCCAAAACGATTACCTCTTTACCAAACAGCATCTTTCCGCTTGAGGAAGTGATAGAATCCTGCAACAGATATCTTCCATTTTTATCTTTCAGCTTGTCCAGTTCTGCGTAAAGAGACGCTGAAATGATAAGCTTCACTGGATAGACTTTCTTAATATCCTTGTTAATTAAATCTTTCAATCCATCCAGCCCGTTCACAGTCTTAGGTGTTGCACTTTTTAATACAGTCGCAACGTCTGTGTTGATTGTGTTTCCGGACTGGTCATTGATTTCATCTCGGATCAGACCTGTTACATCATAGTCAGCGTCATCGATCGCCTCCTGTGAAATCGGGATATATCCTCTTCTTGTTTCGATGTTGTAGCTAATTTCAGTAATTTTTGGTTTGGAAAGTTCTGGGTTCTGCGCAAGTTCTTCTACAGTGTTCATTTTGCTTCCAGATTTCGCAATTACTGGATATTTTCCAGATGCACTGTTTACGCCTACTACTTTTACATAGTTTCTCAAATCAACGATGTCCTCTGGTTTCTCCTGTGGTGCAAGGAGTTCCTGTGGGATCAGAGCACCTGCATCTGCTTCTTTAAATCCTCCCTCTCTTACCTGCCCTTTGGACTTCACAAATGCGTTAATCGCACTTCTCATTTCTTCAATTTCTTCTTCATTTCTTCTACCCATGTCTTTTTTCTTCTCCCTTCTTTCCGGTGTTTTTTCATACTCCTTCATCTGCTCACGGAGTTCTGATAATTCGGTTTCCAATTTGCTTTTTCTCTCATTATGAGCATCATTCTCCTCAGTAAACTTTGTGATAGCATCGTCTACCAAAGAGCGATCTTCTTCGGTATTTGCTTCATTGATTGATTCTTCCAGTTCCTTTTCTCTTGTCTCAAAATCTGCGTCTTTTCCACGCATTTCTTCCAGTTCCTTTTCTTTGTCTGCGATCTGTTTCGCAAGCATTAACTGTCTTAAAGCCATTATTTTTCTCCTTTCAATCTCCTCGTGGCATTACTTCGCCACTGCACCAACTGTTTCTCCCGATACTGTTCCACCTGTGCATGCCTCGCCTGTACGCCCGTATCTTCATAAGCCGGGAATGTGCATACAGACACTTCGTGCAGATCAACTTCTCGTATTGTCCATTTCACAGTGCCGTCATCTCTCCAGTCCGTTTCCTCACGCACGATGTTAAAACCGAACGAGCACTGATCCACATCTCCACGTTTTACCCTCTCATACAGGTTCATTGCGTCTGAATCATTTTCATTGATATCAATTTCGCCCCATAGACCTCTTGTATCGGTTCTCAGGCGTAAAGTTTCGACTTTTGTCCGTCCAAGTACAAGTGTGTCATCATGGTTTGTCAGAGCGCGGATGTCGTTGCTCATGGTATTTACAAACGCTTCTGGTGCGATTTCTTCGTAAGCTCCCGGCCACAACTCTGTTTCGGAATTAAAAACAGCGAAGTATCCGGAAATTGTTTTCTTTCCGTCCTCCGCTTCTCGTGTTTCAAACTCCGCTTTCCACGATCTGGTTAAGTTTTCTTTTTTTCGCTCCACTATTCATCACCTCCCCCGTTTAATTTCTTCTGCTCCCCGATCATGCCTTGCGGTATAAAGTTTTCGAGGATAATCAGATCATTCAATCCGTCCTTCGGAGAATCACCAATCAGATTCAGTACATCATTTCCTGTGTAGATCCCTCGGATATATAGGTTCATTCCGATTTCCGCAAGCTCCTTGGTGTCATAAGCCATCAGGCTTTTCGAGTTGCATTTAAAGTACCAATGCGGGCTCTGAATCAAACCTTTCGTAAGTGTCTGCTGGAATACGTCCGCAATCGACTTCACCCGCGTACGGACAAAGTTGTTGTATTCATCCTTGTTAAAACTTCCGACCCCAAGAAAAAAAGGCGGCACATCCAACAGGGATGCTACCGTCCTCTTATCAATCTCGACCGATTCATTGATTGCGATATCCTTAAGGGATAGTGGTTTTACCTCTGATACTTCTAAAAACTCTGCTGGTATGATCCACGGCTCACCTGGTTTTGATTCTTTTAAATACTTTTCTTTTATTTGCTTTCTTCCGGCTTCATTTGCGAAATCTTCCGACATTGCATCTACCTTAACGATGATGTTAGGCATGTATTGACCGCTCATAAAAGATTTCTTAGTCGCATTCGCTTGTTTCAAGTTCGATGCAATATCTTTCAGAGCCAACCTGTACCCGGTTCCCTTCCACGGATATTCTGGGTTCGGGTTGATTGCAAAGTGCAGCACTTCACTGGGATCATATTCTTCGCTTCCGTAAATCACCTTATATCCCGTTGACGTCTCTTCAAAACTTGTCATAGACGGCTTCAATGGAATCAACTCGTCAATATACCCATCCCTCATCACAGGCAGGACAACTGCGTTCCCGTCACCCGGTAATAGCATCGAGTAAACAATGTTGTAAACCCACGCTTTTCTTGTCATCAGCGAATACGGATTAATGTCAATCTTTCGTGATAGCTCATTCTTAATCCGGATGTCTCCATGCGGACCATTCTCCATTAAATGGATTGTCATGCCAGAAACCAAATCGGCAATTTTCTGACACGCTGCCCGAATTTCAGGGTTCTGCGCCAGCGTTGTGTATCCTGACGGAAATAAAAAATCAGAGAACGTAGCTCCCTGATACACAAATACTTTATTCTGTGGTTCTGATCTAATGCTTTTCTGCTTCTTTTTCTTCGCCATTTCAATCTCCTATTCTCTCTTTAACCATTTATTTGCTGCATTTCCAAGTGCCATGTCAGCCAACATCTGACAGCACGAAAAGACCCCTGCATCGAATAAGTCAATTCGTCTTACTCCACCGTCTCCATCTACTTTCTCGTATTGGATCATGTCATCCACTTTTTCGATTGCCCTTACATTTTGTACGCAATACTCAAAAGCATCCGAATGTAGATAGTAAAATTTCTTATTCTTCACTTTCACTTCGATATGCCGGAATCCCTCAGACTTCACGTAAAAATACTGTGGCTGATCTTGAATCTTAAATCCAGATTTTTTCATTTTTAAGAAAAACTCTCGTCCGAATTTCTTGTCGAATCCAACAATTTTTATTTTGAATCCCATCTTTTTCATAGAGATAAACCAATTCACAATATCATCTGGGAGCACTGTAGCTGTATTACTCATCGTCAGCCATCCATCCTCTTCCCATCCAAACAGCGGGATGCCATCTTCATCCGCTTTTTTAATTGCGGCCGCCCTCGGGAAGAACGCATGTGTGATACAGATATCAACATCTTTGTACGTTCCGTAAATTGCGCCTGCGGTCAGATCGTGAAGTTTCGACAAGTCGGCTCCGCCATACCATGTGATTGGGAGCTTCGCCAACTCTTCCAGTGTCCAGTTGTATTCATCATCGGATGATCTGAACTCGTTAATGTCAAAGTATGCATTCAGAACATTTGTAAAGATATTCAGAGTTTTATTCAGGTACTCCGCCCTTAACTGCGGTTCATTCATTGCCTGCGCTGCATCATCCAGCAACTCATCTACTGTAACAGTAACTCCAATTGACGGCGTACACATCTGTAGCACTTCCGGATCATCCAAAGTTGTAATCTCGCCTTTGCTGTTTAAAACATTTCCTTCTTTATCCTGATCTGCTTTACAGATGAAAATAAAATAGGAATCATATGCCTTATCTGTAATTGTCCCGTTTAAAACTTCATGTAATGTTTTGATTCTGTTCGCAAGGAATCCGTCCGGAATATCACCCGCCGTTGAAATACCGATCAACAGTTTGTTTCTATATGCTTTCATGGCATTTTTCATCAAGATGTATTTTTTTGCGCCGGCTCTTTTCCAAGAATGCAGCTCGTCCAGAATCAGGCAGTTACAGTTTAAGGAGTCCAGCTTATCTTCTTGATTGGCAATCGCATACATTTCTGCGGTACCGTCGCCAAAATCAATACTAATGGAATGCTCTTGATTGTTGTCTCGGATTCTCAACTTATCAACATCTCCGCGCAAGGTTTCAACGTTATCCTTCAAAAATCCAAAACTTTCCATGGTCTGCTTTACAGAGTTCGCAACAATGTACGTCTTTGCTCCAGATCCTCTGTCTAGAACGCTTTTTGCTTCTGCAAGTGCAGCACTGAAAGATGTTTTCCCCTGTTTTCTTGGTAAAAAAATAAGCGCTTCGTTAAAACGCCTAATATCTGTTCCTTTTCGGAAAAATCCAAACAAATTTACACATACAAACTTCTGCCAGTCCGTCAATAACATTGGAGTGCCTTTAAAACTGACTCCATTCTTGTCCTCACCTTGTACGTGGTGGATAGTTCCCTCAATCAGATCAATCACAAAATCAAATTGATCGCTGCGAAAATCCAGATCATCACGCTCCAGATCTTTCAGAAATCTCTTGCACGCAAGCACTCTGTCTATATTTGCCAAGACTTTTTTACTTACGATATCCTCCGCATAACGCACAGCCGTATCGAAATGCGGACTGCTAATATGGGATAAGTCCATTTACTTTCCCTGTTGTTTTTCCAGTAATAATGCAAATGCAGATTTCTCTTTTTTCGGCTGTTCAATCTCCGCATTGTACGTTTTTGCATTTAACATCAGTCTGTCAGAATACGTTCCGATGTCTTTCCGTAGATTTTCGAGACTCACGAGAATAGGGCTTTTTTTACCCCCGCTTTTCTCCGTGTCCAAAATCACTTCATATCCGGAATCTTCGAACTGCTTACTTAAGACATTATACTGATAGATCATGTCTGCGTAGATCTCAATCACCTGTTTATACTGCACTTTATAGGTTCCCAGTTCTTTCATGTACTTGACTGTCCTGTCAATAATTGTTTGCCTTTGTGGTATGTATCTTGCCATCTATTCTCACCTCCTTATCTGCCGGAAAATTTATTTTCAGAATCCCGCGCTATTGGAAAGAGTCCTCTCTCCCGATTCTCCTGAGACATTTTTAATTTTCAAAAGGGAGGGGGGATACCTGGATCTCGCTCAACTTCAAGCTTATTCCTTCTTTTTCTTTCATCAATTCCGATGTATAAATCGCAGATTCTTTTCTTTTCGTAACGATTTTTATAAAAATCTCTCCAAGTGGGGTTGATGTCACACTCCATTTATCATTAGCACCAACACCGATATCGACACACTTCTTTACTGCATCCCCCAATATCTCAGTTACTTCCGAGACGCTTCTATCTACTCGTCCACTCCACTCAAGTTCGTACATCTTGATTTCTTCCATGCTTCAAACTCCCTTCTTCTTTTCCTCTGCCAGTACATTCCAAGGCTTGTCACCTTGTTCGTCTTCCTGTCGTGCATCCTGTCATGTTGCGCAGTGGACATGCTGATGAGATTCCAGTCCGCAAGCGCAAGCTCCGGATACTCTTCCAGTGGATAGATATGGTGTACTGTCGTTGCTTCTGCATACTTGCCATACCTCTTAGACTCTTGGCACTGGTATGCGTCACGCCTTAGTATGCTTTCTCTTTTCTTTTTCCACTTTCGACTTTCGTAAAACTTTCCCATGTTTCTTCCCTTCAATCAGCTTCCCACAGTTCTTACATCTCCACGTGTGCTTCGTGATAAAGCTACCATCATTCTGTCTTGCAAGATCTGTACTGACATATTCCGTCTTGTCATGCTTGCATAACAATCTTTTAACAATTTCCATGCTCTTCTCCTTTTCTGGACATAATAAAAGCACCCATCTCTGGATGCCAAGAATTTAGGATTACTGCTCGAAAGAATTAATAACGCCAACAAAAACCAAAATAACCAAATACACAATCAAAATTTATAGGAAAAAGGAGGAACCTTGCAGTAGTCCACAACGGGTATAGTAGGACTCGAACCTGCGACACATCGGTTAACAGCCGATCGCTCTACCAACTGAGCTATACACCCGTAGGATGCCTTTTACTGACATCCTTTACCCTATCCGCACTCGGGTACTGACACTAAATATAGATTGCTGAATCTATTTTTGTTTGTTTTGCAGATCTGCGGATATCTGCGTTTTGGTACCATTTGCAATGTAAGTCCGGTGTGCACTCCCACAGCAACCCCCAGCTGGTAAGCCGCAAACCTTACATCACAAAACCGTGTGCAGGGATCGAACCTGCTTGTCCCAACTGACCACGGCATAAAAACACCGCCAGACGAGAAAGGGCAGAAGTCCGGCGGTGTTCCGAATGTTGTTTGGAAAGCTTTTGGAGTCTTTCTTCTAACTCCATGTTATACTATATATTATTTAAAGCGGACAATGTGGACAAAACGGACAAACTTCTATTTTTCTTTCATCCACCTCTGAAATTCTTTCCTTGCGCTTTCTCCTGTGCAATTCCCTTTCATCTTCGCAGCCACTTCATCCCATGTCAGTCCTTGCATCACCTTGAACCGGATAATCCGCTGCATCCTTACCGGAGCTTTATTGATTACTCGCTCTGCTTTTACTTTAATCCGCTTTGCGTTCAGCTTTCGTTCTTCCAACAACCGTTCCTCTTCGTCTATATTCACCGTGTTCTCTACACATCCAGAGATATTAAAGCTCTGTGGTTGGTACGGAAACTCTGGATTGCTGCCTGTCACTTTATCCTGCACAAACGTCTTTCTTCTGTGCCGTCTGATATCTTCCTCTGTCTCTTTCACAAGTGCTTTCGCATCCATGTACTCATAGATTATATTCTTATCCACCTCAATCACCTCCCGGAATTGGCTTTTTGATGTTGTACTTGCTTGCTATGTATCCTATAGTGTCCGTATTTGTTCTGTCAGCCCTTTTAAAATCACAGGCAAAGGCTTTATGCCCCTGTTGCTTTAAAGCGGTCTCACAGGGCTTTCTCGTTGCCATAGTGTATGCTTCTATTTTCTTCATTCCGTTACCTCGATTTCCTCTCCTGTCAGCTCTTCAAGCTTTTGTCGCATTTCTTCCACGGTCATTTTCTTCGGCTCGGTGCGTTCCCAGATGAGTTCGAGATTATCATCGTCTAATATCCTCTCTAAAATTGCTCTTTGGCGAATCTTGAATACCTTCATGATAGTCAATCCAGGATATCCGTCTTCCAAGTTTTCGTTGTATGTGCTTAACTCATAATGAGCTTTCTTCCCGATCAAATATTTATCAATTACTAATCTTCTATCTCCATCTCTGTATTCCACTACCATTCCGTCTTTTAAATCCGCTTTCGCAAATTCTTTCTGCATGTAATCACTCCATTCCAAGATTTTATAATTGTACTTTTCTGCAAAATCACGAGACGAATATTCTCCGTTTCCGTAATAACACGTTTCTTCGTGGTGCGCATTATACTTTGTATTTTTCCAATAACTTTCTCCGTTACACCACTTCATTCCATGTTCGTGCATCTGCTTGCAAAAGTCTTTCGCTTCCTCCTCAGTCTTACAATGCACCGCAATCTTATTGTCTTTATTTTTAAATTCATCCCAGTTAAATTTTCTCATATTTCCTACCTCACTATCTTCCGCACAATCCAATCTAAAAAAATCACAAATAGCAGTATCGGGAATCCCGCAGCCATCAGGTAATCCGCGCCTTCTATTTTTACATCCTCTTCGATTCCTGTTTTCAAAGTAATCACTGTCCCAAGCCCCAGGATATAGTACAGGGCTAGGAATGCGATTGTGATTAAAATGTCCATGTTATTCCTCCCGCCTATTATTCCATCCTTGTCTTGCTGCTTCCTGCGCAATCATCTTGTCATCCCGACACGCCTTAATTGCCACATAAGGCCCAGATGCTCCGCAAGCACCGCACACTACCCTATATCCTTTGCTTCCCATTATCCGGATTCCGACTCTTCTGTCACGGCATCCGCAAAATGGACACGCTTTAATTTTCATTCCGCATTCTCCTTACCCACATACTTCTCCACAATATCTACTGCACAGGTCAAGCCATAAAGATAGCTTTCCAGCTCTTCTGCTGTTTTGCTTGATCCATGTCTTTTCCTTTCTTCTTTCAGCGTTTCGTAGGCATCATTTTTCATGGATTCGATTTCTTCCAAGATCTTCTCTAGTACGTTCTCCATTATTCCACTCTCCTAAAATCCTATATCATCTAAGAAAAAACCAATTTCTTCTTCAAATTCTTCTTTTTCAATACCATATTATTTTATTCCCTTTTGGAATAATTACTTTTTCTCCAAACATCTTCTCTACTTCTATATCACAATTTGATGTTAGGATTTGACCTATTTTGTATTTCATTTATTCCACTCTCCTATTCCGCATTCCTCACATCGCACAAAAGCTGATATAACTTCTTCTCTGAATCCATGATTAACTTTAAGACTTGCTTCTCCTGAGCAAAACGGACATTTCTTCAATTCTTCCATGTTACTCACTCCAATCTAATCTCTGTAAACATGATTACCGCAATCACATTCACATTCCCATTTTGCATATCTGTTTTTAGAAATACCAACTTGTTTTATCGCTTTAAGCATATCGAACTTCAT